GTTAATCTTTTCTCTTATCACTGATAAGTCTTTTCGTGTAATCATTATTTCTCCTTACACTAGTTTATTTATACAACTAGGTTAGCACTATAGAATGTACTTGTCAAGTATTCTTTTATTATCAGGATATGCTTGGTACACAATAGGGTTGTCGGCATTAACCCATGCAAAATCAGAAACCTCCCACTGAGCGTCAAAATCATTTTCATAGAACTGGACATCTCTCAGTAGCTCTTGCCCTTTAAAGTAATAGACGCTTCCTTCCTTCACCACCAGCTCTGTTCCTTGCATTACAATCCCAGTCTCCTCATAGACCTCTCTCTCAAGAGCTGTTTTCGGTTCCTCCCATTCCCACCTTTCACCTCCTGGTAAGGCCCATAGTCCTACTTGGGGTGGGCAGTTCCTACGGATAATCGCCACCTGCCCTTCGGCATTGAAGACTATTCCAACTACAATATCTGGATGTGTAAGTAAATTTGTCATTCACCTATCATACCACATCTCCCAGTTCGCCGCCTGGAAGCTGTGCAGTTGGGATAGAGATATATCTCTTTGAGCTGCCTGGGAGATGGAGCTGCTTCGGGATAAAAAAAATACCCCAGCTTTCGCCAGGGCATTTATTAGAAAGGAGTGCAAACCCACTTCCTACCTTCAATCACTCATTGTGTCTGACACATCCATTCCTGAGTGATTAATAAATAGTTTTAGTGTTGGTATCGGAATGTACAGGCTTTTGCACATTCAAGTAACATTGAGGGATAGAGCTTACGCACCTACATCTTTTACCTCGTTACATCTAGTCTAGGACGACCTCAGCATTTGCCATTGGTTCGTGTAGCCTAAGCATTGTTCCCTATCATTAGAACAATTCTGCCACGCAACTTGAATCCATTAGCTAACATTTCATCAAGCCACCAACACTAAATAAATAATTAGGGTTCTAGCCTTCCAGTTTCTAGCTAGTATTACATTGTTTATTCCTATCCTTGGATACTCTGCTCCCTTACAGGAGAGGGTTCATCACCCATGTTTTAAAGAGTAGATAGGCCCTTGGAATTTACCCTAGTAAATAAGACTGAGGTATTGGTTCCTTTAGCCTAGCGTTTATTGTTCTTACCTCATGCAACTCCAGTTCTGCCTCATCAATTTCATGAGGGGTTGATGAAAGTTGTCTAGGACCTCTGTTCACTCACTCAGTCATTTGATAAAGGGATTGGTCATTTCAGTTTGACTCCACTGCAAAACTAGGTAATTCTTTATCTGATTCCCTAATAAATCCGTTAAATATTAAGTTGTTAAATAAGTATGGGTAGTTGGATTAACACATTCTGTGGTCAGTTCATTAACTACTAATCTCCCTGACAACCCTCGCATACTTTGTTCTGTTTAGTTATGTTGATGAGTGGTAATTGTTTTTCGTTCCTTAGAGTTTATGATTCCATAGAACTGGGATTTCGCCTAGGGCTAATTTCTTCGTTCTGTCTATCTCCCTCGTCAACTTCTAGCAATTGACCACATCATCAACTAACCGATACATTTATTACTATACTACAAGTTTTACCTCGTGTCAACCCTTATTTCTAAATTAAATAGTCAGTTTTAAATTTTGCTATTTAGGGCCTAGTAATGGAAAGGGGAGGTGAGCTAAATAAATTTAATTTCACCATCCCCAGTTCCGTATCTTGTAGTTTGATATCTAGGTTCTTATTTTAGGGTTCTGTATGAAGGGCATAAGATATTCTCTTCCTTCCTTCATTCCCCCATTCCTTTACAGGTGGGGGAGCAGACCTAAATAAGTATTAGTATCTAACTACATTAAACATATTACTATAAGGAAAAGGGCTTCGTCAAGCCCCCTTCCTTTATTCCTTCGTTCAGTACTGCCTCGTAAATAATGAAGGCACATATATTATACTAAGAAACGCCAGGATTTTTACCTGAGCTGCCCTGGCCCCTTCCTTCATTCCTCGCTTCCTTTACTCCTAGAAGCCTTAGCCCCTCTATTCTCCCCTTTCCAGCCATTAAACCTTGTCTGATAAGAGTTATAGTGCATTTTAGTAACCCCACACACCTTGCACTTACCCAACGACTCTTTGCCGTTTGGTTCTGGGAGCAGAAAGATATGAGCATGTTCCTCTTTTCGTTCCTTTATTCCCTTGCTCATAAACGCCCCTCACGTTCCCTTAGACACGCTTTCGTCATTCCTACGTTCCTTTCCTCGTTATTTATAAAAAATCGTCTAAAAACGCCCCTCTCTGAACCTAAGTCACTTGACAGGACAGGGGAAACATAAAAGATTAGATTAAATATCCTACTTATACCTTCGTAAACTAATCGTACCATTCCTCTTTACCCTTTCCATGAATTAAGTCCTTTGCTTTCTGTACTATTTTCATACCTGTTGGATTACTAGGTTGTGGTGGTTTTGGTTCACTACCTTCCCTGTATTCTATCCATTCCCTCATTTCATTCTGTTCCTCATATAATACTAATCCGTAGTCGTATCCCTCTTTATAGTCTTGTCCTCTAGGGTTTTCTTCGTTTTCGTATTTATCATGAGTTTCTTGATTGTATCGCCCCCTCAATAATCCGTCTGCTATTCCGTCCCTGAATGCTCGTCTTCTATGATAGTGATTAATATCTTCGCTCATATTATTCGCCTTACCTTTCTTTGCTCGTCTTTTATTTTGTTTATAATTATTTGTATTCGGTCTACTATGTCATCAATCATGTATTTTTCAGAATTTTTAAAATCTTCTAAGTCATGTATTAACTCATGTAATTCGGTTATTCTACTATCCATAGTTGTTTCTTTCTTTTCTTCTTTTTGTTCTGGAGTATTTCTTATTATGTAATTTAAATTATCTTCC